TTCAGCATCAACCATTCGCCGCAACTCGGCGTCATCAATGTCCGGCGCCTTGGCCTTATAGGCCGCGATGATCGCCTCCAAGGTTTGATCCAATACATCAGCGACCCGGCGGAAGTCCTCAGCGTCCCCGCCTGCATAGGTGTATGGGTTGTGAATCATCAACATGGCGTTCGCCGCAATGACTACGCGGTATGCACCGCACACGGCGACACTCGCGGCACTGGCAGCAAGCGCATCGATACGTCCGGTGCAACGCTCGCCCAGACGCGACAGCGTGTTGTGCATGGCCAGTCCGTCGAACAGGTCGCCGCCGATACTGTTGAACGCGGCGATCACCGGTGACACACCATCATCCATGGCGCGCAGATCCTGTACGAACTGGTTGGCAGTGATGCCCCACGCGCCGATCTCGCCATAGACAAAGACTTCGATCACTCGCTCGGTGGCCTCTCCACTAGCCTGCAGGGCGTACCAGGTCTTGTCCTGAACCTCTACGCGCTTGCCCGCGCGGTTGTAAATGCGCGGTCGCGCTTGTTTGCTCATGATTGCTCCTTGTCGTCGGTGTCTTCGACGGCATCAAGGGTGTTGTAGTTGAGGCCCAGTTTTGTGGCCCGTGCCAGATCGGCGGCGTTTTCCAGATCGACCGTTTCGGCGTCGTAGCCGGTGCGCAGGACCATTTCGCTACGCGAGGCAAAGCCGGCTTGCACTTCCATCCGGCGTGCCTGCACGTCCTGTACTGGCTGGATGTAGGCCCAGCCTTGCGGCACCCATCGAGTGCGCAGGTACTGGCGGCGTTTCTGTGCGTAATCGTCCAGCACCAGGACACCAGACAGCACCGCCATATCCATCCACGCAGCCCGTACAGGGCGGCAGAGTTGATGCACGTACACGCTGAATTGCAGTTGTTCCAGGCGGCGCCGAAACTCGTTGAGCACCACCCGCAGTGCTCGGTCGTTGATGCCGCGCATGTCGCCGGTGAGGATCTCGTAAGGCGTGCCCGACCCCGCTGCAGCAGCCATCAGTTGTTGCCGCATGAAGTCCGGGTAGTTGTTGCCGGCGTCTGGTGGTTTGGAGAACTCAACCTCCTCGCCCGCGCCCAGTTCCTGCATGGTGCCGGGTTCGAGCGCGACCATCGGGGTGAAGCCATCGCGATCCAGATCGAGCGGCTGACCGGTCACCGGATCTCTGGGAAGGGGTCCCGAGTCCGGCGCCGGACGCTTGATGAAACCGGCAAACAGGTTGGCCACTTCCTGACGGAACAGCACCGCGTCGTCATAGTTGTCCAGACTGCGCAGGCGTTTGAGCACCGGCGACAATCGCGGCACACCGCGCAACTGGCCAGGCTCCACCGGTTCGAAAATGTGCAGCACCTGAGCCGCCGGCACGCGGACTAGCTGGTTGTAGCCGGCGTTTAACGAGGCTGCATCGCGCGGATGCGACAGGTACATCCAGTACGCCACCCGCTTGCCGCCCGGGGTGAACTCGATGCCGGCGCGGATGACGTTGCCGTTTTTGGTGGTCTCGAATTTGTCGTGCGGCACGAATTCCGGTGCGAGGATCTGCAGCTGCAGCGGAACGGCCAAGCCTTCATCAAGCCCGCGCGGACGCAACCGTACGAAGCACTCGCCCGAGGTTTCAACCGTGCGCGCTACCAGCGCCTGCTGGCCGTAGAAGTCGGTGCGATCATCCGCGTCCGACTCATCGACCCAATCCCCCCACAGCTCCTGCAGTAACTTGCGCAAACCATCATTGTCGGTTGTGGGTCGAGGAGTGATGCCCGTGCCGATCAGGTTGCTGACGCGCTTGTCGATGACATTGAAGGCGTAAGGGTCGTTGCGAACCGCCGCCCGCGAACGCGACCGCAGATTGCGCAGGGCCGGAGTGTTGATGCTGTTGATCCCGTTGTCGGGAGCGTCCCAGCCAGTGGAGCGGCGCCCTTCTCCAGCGCCTTCGTAACTGGCCTTGATGTTGGACGGCAGCACAAATCCGTTACGGGTCAGCGTTGGGAAGTGTCGGGCCATCAGACCCCCTTCCCTGCGTGGTACAGCCGGACCACACGTGAGCGTGGCCCGGCGGCGCGGGCAAGTGACGAGCGTATTTCTTCACGCGCCTTGAGCAGTTCATCGACCGTGCGATATTCCACGGTACGGTCGGTGTAGCGCACAGTTTTCTCACCGCGAGCAATGGCCGCCTCAACCGCGTCGAGGTGCTTTTTCGTAAAGGACATATCAGCGTCTCTTCAGGTAGCCGCTGGCAGAGCTGCGGCGTTGAGGGGGTGCTGCCGGTCGCGCTTGAGTAACCGGTGCAGCGGGTGGTGGTGCGGGCTGGGCTTGGCGTACAGCAGCAGGCGCCGGTGTTTGCTCAATATCAAGTCGCTCGCCCTGAACAGGCTTGATGTTCAAGGCGTCATCGAACAAACCGGACTGGGCCAGGGCTTGTCGAACCCGGTCCCAATCGTGTTCCTGGTAGCGGTTGATGCCGAGGTAATGCGCCATGGCGAGGCAGTACACCATCAGGTCGAGTGCTTCGTTGCGCTCGGCCTTGCCCTTCACCCATTCGATGCGCTTGTGGCCGCGTACGTAGCGCACGACTTTGCGTTCGGCGACGCACTGGGCGAAGAATTCGTCCGGCAGGTCGTTGGCAAAGTGCAGCGATCCCGGCCCGTCCGGGAACGGGTAGCGGTTGTAGATCCAGTCTTTGGCGGTGTCGGTACCGACGAACCACAGCTCGGCGCCGTTGCGTTCGGTCTGGCCTTTCCACGTCACGTCGACCATGGACGGGCGCTGTGCAATCACCGGTCGGCCCGGCTTGCTTGCGCCCTTGATGGCGAAGATGTTGCGCCAGCGACGAACGCGGCAGAACTGGTAGACCTCATCGGTGTGGTGACCACCGGAGTCGATGCCCACGGCGAGAATCGCCAGACCCACACCGCAGGGATGCCGGTAACGAGCCTTGAGTTTCTCGTCCAGCACCGCCCAGGTGCGTTCGTCTGCCGGGTCGCCCCAGATGATCTGGTGGTCGACCACCCAGCGCTCCATGCCGACGCCGAAGCCCATCACCATCAGTTCCAGGCGATTGGCCTGGACGTCGACGGCACCGGTCAGCATCAGCACACCGACCGGCATCGCGCCGAGGGTGTAATTCTCCAGCCGTGCCCGAGCGATCAGCACCTCCGCCTTGGTCTGTTCGAGTGCGCTGTCCCAGACCTTCGCGAGACGGGTGTTATAGAACACCTGCATTAGGCTCGTATCACCTTGAGCCTGGGCTTTTTTGGCGTCCTCAAACTCGATGGCAAGTGAAGCCCAGTCCATCCAGCCGGTTGGCGAATAAAGTGCGTTGAGATGAAAGCCAACGGTCTTTCCGTCACCAGCCGCATGGGCGCGCCACTCGCCTCGGGCAAGCATATCGCTCTTGTGGTGTTCCTCGATCAGCACGTCGCATTCAGGGGCCGCGCACTCGTAATGAACAGTGCTGAAGTCCTTGCTGTAATGCAGCCGCTCCCACTCCAGCACCTGCATGTGACTGCAGGTAGGACATGGCACGTAGTAATAGCGCTGGTCGCTGGACTCGAACAGGTCAGCGATCCGCGAGGCGCCTTTGATCGTCGGCGAGCTGGAGAAGTAGATCTTGGCGTTGCGACCGAAGTTGGTCGCCCGCGTCTCTGCCAGCTTGATGGGGTCACCCTCTTGCCCGACGTCGTTCTCCCAGCGGTCGACTTCGTCGCCGTAGATATAACGCGCCGACAGCTCCGAAAGGTTGGCCGCAGAACCGGCGGTGGTGACGTATAGCGAGCCACCCTCGAATTCCTTGGTGTCCATCGTGTTGCGTGCGTCCCGCGAGCGGGTGGCCGCGACCCGCTCGCGCAGAACAGGAGTGGCTTTGATGGTCTTGCTGATCCGCCCCGACACGCGCTTGGACAGGCCGAGGCTAGGTAACAGCGCCAGAATATTCGATGGCGCCATGTGGATCAGGCCGCCCATCCAGTTCAGGGCGATCTGGGTTTTCATCAACTGCGAGGCCACCATGGTGATCACGCGTCTGCAAGGGTGAGCCGGCGACAGGCAGCGCATTGGCTCGCGGGCATAAGGAGTCCGTGAGGTGCGGTACTGGCCGGGCTCAGGGGCACCGGTGTCACGCGGAATTCGCATGTACTCGTCGGCCCATTCGTCGATCCAGAGATCGGGATCGGGACGCAGTCCACGGAAATAAGCCTCACGGTACACCTCTGCACCGTCAGGAAATTCCGTGTGCATGGGTTCAGTCCGTTGTCATGGCGTGGTCAAGGTCCGCTGCAGAGAGGCGCTCGGCTTCTTCCAGCGTTCGACGGAAGGTGGCTGTCAGGTGTTTTTCGATCAGCCAAGGATCGGTCATAGCCGCCAAGTCATGGGACAGCTGCGGTAGCGGACCGAACAGCTGATCGCGCAGCAAGCGGCCGGCGTTGTAGGCGCCGATTTCGACCGCTTCCTTGGCAACCAGTGAGCCCTGAGCTTTGCCCAGCTCAATCTCGGCCAGCTTGGCCATGTTGTGCTCACGCAGGGCGCGGGCCTTTTGGAAGTCGGGCTGCTTGCCATCGCCAGTGAGAACCTGCGGCGGCGCAGCCGTGGAAGTCGGCTCGGTCTGGGTCGACAGTTGGCTGTAAACGTCACGCTGAATCCGGTCCTGCTGGTGTCGTTCGGCGACGGCGACCTTGCTCGGGTCTGCGGTGTCGCGAATCAGCGCTTCGGTGGCATGTACATCAACCTGTTTACCGTTGGGCGAAAGCACCAAACGGTTGTTGTCTTTCAGCCAGGTGATGTAACTCGGCGACCTGCCGAGCCGGGCCGCGAAGGCACTCTTCGACAGGTAGGTTGGTTCTGTCATGAGCCCTCCTTTTTCAACGTATTTCAATGAATCCTTTCAAGATTTCAATGATTGAAATTTCAGTAAGCTGGGGGCGCTCCCGCTAACACTTTCCCGCGGGTTTCCGACCCCGTGCCCTTCAGATACCCCTAGGGTCCCCGGCGGTTTTCGGCGCACCAGATCGGTGCATCACCCCTGTTCGCCTCCGGTTGGCGGCACTTCGCAGACGCCCAGCCGTTTGGCGGCCCAGCGTTCGTACAACCCAATAGCAACATCCGCACCCGCCATCGCCGTCAGGCATCCCAAGGCGCCTGCCGTCCAGAGCGACATACCGGCGGCGATCATCAACATCATCGCCGATACCCCGCAGACAATGCAGGCACCCGACCGAAGCGCGAGCCTGCGCAACAACGCCCAGCCCCGCGCCCCATCTTTATCTGCTCGCCACATCTCCCCCGACACGCCACCGACCAAGGCCAGGACGATCACTAACCAAATTGGCATTTCTGCCAGTGCTTGCTGCTCGCTTGTCATATGATTTCCCGATTCATTATCGATGTGACACTGGTGATGAGTTACTCAAACAGGGCATTTTTTGGAGGTATTCATGACCGGTTTAGAATTGGTGAGCCTGGTAATCGGTGTTACAGGCTTAGTTGTAGGGGCAGTTGCCATACCTGCTTTTATCTTGGCTTGGTCGCAAGCAACAGATGAGCACAAGCAGAGGTTTTGGAGCTTCATAGCCAAGCTCAGAAAAAAGGCTTATCGCGGCTGGGTCTACGTTTCATGTGCCGTACTAGTTGCTACCGGAGTAGGGAAAGTTGCGGCATTCGTAACCAGCTCTGAACCGATGACGCGATTCGACGTTTTTATGCTGCTGATGAATCTGATGAGCCTCACAGTATTTTCCGCTGCGTCCCTAGCCCTGTTCGTTATTTTTCAGTTAGAGGACAAGAAGAAAGGCCTGCCCGTGGCAAAAGCCTAAACGCAAAAACCCGGCGCAATGGCCGGGTTTGGTGGTGTGGTGCCTGCCGCTCTCTGCGGTCGCACCTATCGAAGATGACTACTTTTTACAGGTCGATTCCGGTGGCAGCAACCCTGCTTTAATGCCACCCGGTGAATAAGTGGGTAACGCAGGGTGAACGCCTAGCGAATGTCGGCGAATACACCTCCCCGGCATTCTGTTATTGCGGCGGTGTCCCATACGTCCCACTTTCCAGAATCGAAGTGGGACGCCTGAGAGCGCCTGAATTCGGGGCTTCGCCCCACTGTCCTACTTATCTTTCTACTTTCTCGTGTAAAGGAAGAAATTTAAAGAACACGCGTTCGCGCGTAAGCGCGAATTGCTTGCCCGCTACGCTCACACGGGCGGGAGGCACTACTAGGCGGGACGGTGGGACAACCCAACAACGACAAGGCCCGCACCTGTCCCACTGCATCAAAACGCAGCGAGACAAGACGGGCCAGTGGGACAACCACAACCGGAACAATGCCTGGGGTCACGCAGCCAGCCCCATCATCACGCCGAAGATCTGCAGATGCGCCTCATGCAAACGCTGGTAGTACGTGTCGCGGCCACAACCGCAGTGGGCATACCGCAAGCGCATATCCACATCGAGCGTGCAGTAATGCTCACGCACCACCGTCACCAACTCAGGCGCGAGGTGCTTGGTCACGATCAGCTCAATGTCCAACGAACTTTCGAGCGGCGCACGGAATGCACGCCGCCCCCTGATCAGTTGCCCGTTGCTCTCCATCATCATGGCAACCATATTTCCCCCAGCCAGCCCCCCTTTTGAATGTTCTGAATGCAGCTCCTGCGCCCATAACCGAAGCAGCGAATCGATCTCCTTAATCAAAACAAGGCTCCTCGAACGCTTCACGCTGTAGCGCCGAGGCACCGCCCCACCCTGCCGGCTTCTTGTAAGCCCAAGGCCGCTGTCCACTCTTCACCAATGCAGGCAACCGCACCCGTCGCCAACCCAACCGATGCATGATCGCGCCGACGCGCATCTGCTCAGGTTTGCCCCAATGCCCAAAGTCCAACTTGAGCGCATTGGCCAGCACCTCGCTCCCGGTGGTCGTCTCGCCGATCTGCGACTCTTCCAGCCAGGTCAGAATCGGCCCTTCCCATTCATCCACAACAAAGCGCTCGTCCTGCTCTTCGCCGAACATCGCAGCCTCATCCAGCGTCACCCACCAAAGATCGCCCGCGTCGTAGCAGAACACCGCCTCGGCCCACAGCTGATCGCGCATCGAACGCAACAACTCCAGATCCACCTTGGTACACGCCACCGGCCAGTAACGCCGGTTACCGGTGGCATCCTTCAGATACTCGTCTTGGTTGGTCGTCCCCACGAAAACACACTGGCGTGGCACGTCCATCGTTCTGCGGCCGTAACTCTCGCGGTAAGTGTCAGTGGACGCCGAAAAGAATTGCTTGGCCTTCGTACTCTCAGCCTTGTTGAAGCTGTCCAGCTCGCCCAGCTCAACGATCCACTTGCCCCGGATAGCCTGAAAGCCGTCCTTGTCGCCCAGCGCGAACGGCGTGTCCATAAACCACTCGCCGCCAAGAATGCTCATCGCCGTCGACTTACCCGCACCCTGCGCGCCTTCAAGAATCATCACCGAGTCAGCCTTGCAACCTGGCTTCATCACCCGCGCCACAGCCGACAACATCCAGCGCTTCCCGACCTTCGAGGAGTAGTCACTGGCCTTTACGCCCATGACGTCGGTAAGCCAACTATCGAGACGCTGTACCCGATCCCATTCCAGCTTGCGCAGGTACTGCCGCACTGGATGAAATGCATGGTCATGCGCAACCACACTCACCGCCTCGATCACATGAGACGCCTTCACCCGCAAGTTGTATTGCTGCGCCAGCCACTTCATCACCCGCACATCATCGATGTCCGCCCAATCGCCCGTGCCACCGCCATACGGCGCCGCACGCAACTTCACGATCTTCGAGCTGAAAGCGCTGTAGCTGATCACCCCGGCCCAGCGTTCGTCATTAGCCAAGATCAACTCGACGTTCTGCATATGAGCGATCAACGCACCGCTGTCGGTTCGCGCCAGCAAATCCTTCCAACCACCAGCGGCCGGCGGCTTCACCACGGCCAGCACCTGACGGCGTACCGCGTCCAAGCCTTCAGCGACGTGCAGGTCATTGAAGTCAGTCCACTTGTCCTCGCGTTCGTCCGAGAAAATCGGCCCAACCACTTGGCCACCGACGATCAGCGCCGCGTTGTTGGCCTTCTCCTCACCGGGGTTCCAGGCATCGCCATTCGGTTTCTTGGTCTTCCAGTCATCGTCGCGGCAGATGATCAGCGGGCAACCGGCAAAACGCTCGCGCATCGCTTTGCACACCATCAGCAAGTTGCCAGCATCAAAAGCAATGGCCACGGTCAGTGACGTGGCCATGTGCAGGCTTGCGCCGGTGGCGTAGCCCTCGCAGACCAGCACCGGCTCACCTGGATCCGGATGCGGCCCGATCAGATGAAAAGCCCCCTCCTTCGACATCCCGTAAGGCCAGTAGGACTTATCGCGACCGGTATCTTGCTGCTTGGTCGGGAACACCACCTGCAGACCAACAATCTCGTCACGCGCATTACTCATAGGTATCAGCAAAGCGCCGGTACGTGGCGCATATCGAACACCGAGACCAACAATCTGCTTGCGATCCAGATAGTCGCTACGCCCCTTCTCCGGCATGCGCTTGAACATACCCGCCGCCCGCTTCGCCGCTCGACGTGCCGCGTTGGCCGAGATCTCAGCCGCCCGGCGCTTGGCCTCTTCCTGTCGAGCGCGCATAACCTCACGCTCTTCAGGCGACATCCGCCCAGCCTTGACCTTGATCTTCTGAGACTCCCCTGAACGCCAGTCACCGAACGCGCCGAAGATCAGCGTCTCGCCTTTCTCGGTGTGCTGTTCATGGACGACATACCAGCCATTCTTTTCCTTGCCCTTGTCCTGCGAAGTCTTACACCGAGTCAGCTTGCCAAACACCAGCGGCTGCGCAGGCGCAAGGCCGTAATCCGCGAATTGCCCCAACACTTCATCGAGCATGGATGGCCTCCATGATCTCCTCGATCTCCTGGCAGCTCACGCATTGCGTGCAGCCAGGAACAGCTAAACGCCGTCCCTCGGGGATTGGGCTGTCGCAGTTTTCACAGAATAGAAACGCATGCGCCGCCAATGCAGGTTTAGCGGCGTTGCGTGCAGCGAGCGCCTGATCGATACGCTCTTGCACCAGGTCATTAGCGAAGTCAGCAATGTCAGCCACGATCAACACCCCGCGTCGTCTGATTTACATACGTGGCGCGGTTGAACAACCCCAACAGCCCCTGAATCCCACGAAACACCTGCAGGCGAATCGCGGCCAGTTCCTCATCGGAAACAACCCCGTCGCCAATGCTCTTGGCCCACGTATCCGCCAGATCCGCCACCTGCCGGAAGTACTCGGCAATTCCAGTGGTCAACGTCTCCGGCATGTCGTTGGTATACGCCTCAGCCAGCTCCTGCCAAGTCGTGTCACCGACCAACGCATGCACTGCATCCAAAATGCGTCGATCCTTGGTTAGCTCCAGAATCTCGCCAAACTCTTGAATGTTCACCGTGTGGCTGGGGTGGGTTGGGGAAAGCTTGTGCTGCAGCGTGGTCGCATTACGGCCGGTGGTGGCGGCGATGGCTGCGGCGCCGCCGGGGTAGTCCCGGGCGGCATGGTAAAGAGCGAGATCGAGCGGCAAAACTTCCCGCTGCGCCCGCTCAACAGAACTCAGAGCGATACGGCTCATGGCATTAATCCTTGTAAGTTGCCAGTGCCGCGCGACATGCAGTGGTGATACATTTGCCGCGTGGCTTGAAGAGGCCCAAACGCCGGCTAGATCTTCGGGATCGATACCGGCACCGTGCCGGGGCGAGCAATCCGTTGCTCACCCCTGGCGCAACAGCTGCCCAATCTGTGGTGGAAAAGGCAGCAACACCAAGGCTTCCAAGCCTTGGAAAAGCGCGATAAAGAGAGGTGGTTGCATGTGGTGTGCCCGCCTTCCTCTATTGCGACCCGACAGCGCTGTGGTGGTGCGAGCCGGGAGGAACTGGGCGGCCTTTGGGTCGCCTTTTTTCTTGCTATGCTGCTCGAACTACAGGATCACTCTCTATAACGCCAAAATGCTCTAAAACTTCGAACAGCGACACACTGCCACCACTCTCACGGGCCAGCGCTTTTATCAGCGAAACGCTTGGATCTTTGCTCGCATACTTAACGTGGAGCCGTAGGTAACTGACGGCAATGTGACAGCGTGCGGCGTAGGCCGTAAGCGCCTCATGATTCATTTGGTTGATGTACTCGCGCAGCTTCATTTTTGCACCTCCTGCCAACACATTAACCTTTGAGGTTATTTTTTTCAACACCCACAGGATCATTCACCTGCAAGGTTAATACGGCCAGAATCTGCAAATGAAAATTTCAGACACCCGTCTACAAAACTTCCGAAGAGTCTTGGCAGAGAGAAAGCTGAGGCTGACCGACATCGCTGACCTACTCGGCAAAGCGCCAGCACAGGTCAGCGCGTTCGGAGGAAAGAACCCTACAAAAGGGATCGGTGATCAAATTGCACGCGAAATTGAGCGTGCATTACATCTGCATAGCGGATATCTCGACATGCCTTATGGGCTGGGTGAGTTTAATAACGCCACCTTGTTGAGTCATACAGGACGAAAATTGCCAGTGATGGGTTCAATCGCTGCCGGAGCTTGGTGCGAGCAAGAAGTTAACTTCGACCCTAGGGATGCGGAAGAATGGATCGATGCACCTGGGCCCGTTGGGCCGCGAGCATTCATCCTTCGAGTTGAAGGTATGAGCATGGAGCCGAAATTCATAGAGGGCGATAAGATCGTCATAGACCCGTCACTAGAGGCACTACCAGGACACTTCGTTGCAGCCAAGCGATCAAGTGATCAGGCAGCGACGTTGAAGCAGCTGAGACAAGAAGGTGGGGAGCAATACCTTTTTGCTTTGAATCCTGACTGGCCAGACAGGATTATCCGAATGACCGAAGAGTGGAGTATCTGCGGAAGGGCCAGATGGAAGATCTCCGATCTTTAACAGCCGATAACTAGCAAGATCACACGGAAAATGGACTTATATGGAAATAGTGAACGGTCAAGTCTGGTACACCTATACTTCAAAGCTATCGAGAAGCCACGATTTAACGGAAGCGGCAAAAAAGCTTGTTGACTCCGATACATTTGTATTCACATTCAGGGATAACGGAGAGTTATTTTACAAATCAAACAAAAAGATAGAATTCAGCAACCTATCATATAAGCTGAATGCGACCGGAACAGGAATGACCATGACTGGCCATTCGGAATTCATGAATAGCGGCCAGAGCAAGCACACCTATATAGCCTTCTGGAAGACAATAGAGTTAAAACTTTCACGACTAAGACTATTTAGTGAAGGCTTTGGTTTTCCAGAAGATTTTATACGCGCCTTTATGAACCCCATATTCATTCGGATTGGCGCTGACGAAGAATATCGCATATTTGTCCCATACATAAATCTATACGCTAGTGGATTAATTCAAACCACACTCATACCAATGAATGAAAGTGAAGGCGAAGACCTTTACCCTTTCATTACTGATTCAGTTAACCTAGCCACAAGATCAATTACATCAGTACTCGCCACGAAAGCATACACAAAGGAATTACTACGACTTGACTTTGATTGCTCAGGGACACTAAAAAAACTCAAAGAAATTAAATACTTCTTGAAACTCGATAAATCCATAAAGAGTTTTGAGCAAGTATTTGACACCGGCATAGAGAAAATTACTGTGTACGAGCATGTGCTCGGACCCTCAATTTTACTATCCGATGTATGCTTAAGCATAATGGATGCTTGCGGAAACATATTGACCCGTCACAAAACAGTCACCCCTGAATATTGGTTTCAGAAAGCTGTTATTCCCGTTTTCAGATCAGGTACTTGGAGAGGGAAGCCATGCGTTTACATTCAAGAACACACGAACCAAAAAAATCTTTCAACCGAAAACCTAGAACATAATAAGACGCTCATTCAAAGCGTGATGACTCGGTGCGTATTGAAAGATGGAGGCGATGCGTCTACAAACAACTTAATCGACTTACGCCTACTCAACGACTACAGCCACTTCCACTCTTTCGGCGTATCTCTTTCACTACTATCCGAATCGGGCCTTGAAGCATTAAAAACTCTTAAGTCCTTTACATTCGACAACATAATCGCAGACTGCCAAGTCAAAACCGAAATAGCAGACTATATAAATAGCTCTTACGAGGCTTTTATAGACGCAATTGGCCATTGCAACTCTAATTCCGCACTATCGCATCTCAGCCTCGAACTCATGCTCTTCGAAGAACGTATGATTCTATCATGCAGTAACTCTGGAGAAATTGCCCACTTCATAAGCACGTTAAAAAAAGAAGAGACGATCAAAAATAACCTATCTATTCTAAATGGGAAAATCACCTCAACGGACAAACTTTTAGACTTAACAGACCGAATAAGTAAAGAGCAGATAAACAAGACTCTGACCATTCTTTTCGGTGTCATTGCATCGGCTACTTTATCCCCAGAACTAATTCAACCTGCTGTCAAATCTATTGGGATTGAATCAATCAACGCCTCAGATTTTGAAATGCCTCTGAAGGCTATCTGCACGGCTGCAGCGCTCGTTATTGTTTTTGTAATCGTATGGTTCGTGAGCAAACGAAAGTAGTCGACGGCAGCGCAAAACCTACCCATCAAGGTTAACTATCTGTTGACGAATTAACCTTTTGGGTTAATATTCTCCTCACTCTACCACCACAGAGCGAGGCAAAACCATGCACACCACAGCTACCCTGCACGTCCACCCGGCCGCTGCCAACCCATTCCAAATCTTTGAAACTCGCCGTCTAGCCCGCGAGTGCGGCTGCGTGTTTGTCACCACCAAACCAAAGCTGAAAGCACGCTCCACCCCTGCCCCATTCGATCCGAACGGCGGGGGGCATGCGGCATGATCAAATTCAAAATCGACAACCGCACCCTGCAGCTGCTCAATGCTCAGGTCAACCTGACCGAGACTTTCAACCACGTTTTACGGACCGCGCCCAAGCGCGAGTGCTTGGCGTTTCGCCTCAAGGTTGAACGTGGCATCTCGGAAAGCACCTTCGTCGTGGAGCTGGGCAGCGAACGCCACACGCTGACCCTGCCGAACGAAAAGAAAATGCATCTCAAGCTGGCCGACTTCATCGAAGAGATCGCCAATGGCCCGTTCGATGCGAGCAATACCAGCGACCTGCTGCACCGCCCTCACGCCAGCCGCGATTACGGCCACTTTGAAGTCTCGGACAAGCAACGAGTGTTTGAACTGGTGCGCACCGGCGGCGTGCTAAACCTCGACATGGGTTTCGACTACCCGCTAATCGTCGCGCTTCATCGCACTCACTCTCGATCAGGTGTCACCACCATCCTGAGCATCGGCAACAAAAGCCCGCACACCCGTTGCTTCACCGTATACGGCAACGATGTAGAGATCTACGGCAAAGTCAGCGAGTCCATCAACCACCTTGCTGCTGCGGCAACACCAGCTGCGCACGCGGCATGAGGGGCACACCATGGAACGCACCCTCGCCCAAGCCGCAACCCAACTCGGCCTGACTCGGCCGAAGCTCATCGCACGCATGCGTGAAAAAGGTCTGCTCAACGAGCGGAACCTACCGACCTACCCCACCCGTGATCGCGATTACCTGCGAATCAAGGACGGCCAGTGGTACCACGATCAGCTCGGCATGCAGTACAGCCAATCGACCCGGATCAAACAGCCCGGTATCCGTTGGCTGGCTGAACAGTTGGGAATCGACCTACCCGCCATTCCGGCAGACAGCCGTGACGTGGCCTAGGGAATACGCCCGCCAGATCATCGCCATGCGGACACGAGAGGAGCGCAACGCCGCGCTCCTCGAAGTGCCCGAACATCTGCGCGAGCTGACCAGAACGCATTGCCTGAACGCCTGGAACCACCCGACCAGAAAACAACGCAAGGAGGCCCAACAAAGCCATGAGTAACACAGCACAAAACCCGCTGCGCCTGCACCCGGCACCGGAATCAGCCACCGTCGAATTGCTTTACCGCATCTTCGGCGACGTCCTGATCCCGCTCGACAAAGTGCGCGAGCAGTACTTCCGCAACCTCAACGAGCAATCGTTCGTGGCCGAGATCAGCAGCGGCCGCATCCAGCTCCCCATCACCACGCTGGACACCAGCCGTAAGGCACCGAAGTACGCCCACATCCGACACGTCGCATCACTCATCGACATCCGCGCCTACAAGGCCGACGAAGACATGCAACGACACCAGGACGACACCAACGAGTAACACCCACCAACCGAACGGCTGCCACCACCAGCCTACGACATCACTAGGAGCACACCACATGACCGCAATTCAGATCTGCGCACTCATCGCCCTGATCGCCCTCGCCGCCCTCCTTGTCTGGGCGGGCTACAGAATGGGTTACAGCGAAGGCAAATCAACCGGCGTGGAGGAAGGGCAAGAGATCCAGCACGCCGCAAGCGCCAAGAACATTCACGAATTGAAGGCGTCCCTCCACTTCATCACGGCCGACCGTACCCGCTTGGCGCACTACAGCAAACGTCTGGAGGGGGCGCTGGAATTCGGTGGCCCTGAACACCTGGCACTGCTGGAAATCGCCGAAAAACTCCGGATTGCCGCAGAAACATTCAGTGCCTTCCGCACCGGTAAAAAGCTGGAGCGCGACACCCGCGCACTACGTGATAAGGCACTCGACATGGCTCAGCAATTAGCTCCTTTCAATGCAGGAGACGCAGCATGACCGAGAACCTTACTCAACCCGGCAACCCCCGCTATACGGCACACGCTTTACCAGCGGCTGACGAACCAACGCGCAACCAAACCTCAGAGGAAAGCGGCATGCAAATGGACCAGCACGACACCCAATCCACGGCCGCTTTGCTCTGCAAAGAAACCGACGTCGCCACACTAGAAACAAACAGTCTCTGCTGCGAAGCAGCAGGCATTATTGCCTCTTCCAGCAGCACCACCGAGGCGCTTATACCCCACAAAAAGCTGCGCGAGGCAGCCACACCCAATGCAACGCTAACCGCTCAGAATCGCCCGCCCGCGCAGCCTGCTGTGGGGTATACGCACCCCGACAGCCCATCACAAAAAGCCGTCGACGAGATGCAGATCGATGAGCGCACTGAGTTCGAGAAAGAGTTCCCAGTCCCCGAAGGCCTGCAGTACTGCGCCCAGCGAGGCACGTACATCACCGCACTTGGTGCGAAGACATCCGACTCGTTCGCCCGTGAGCATTACGCCTACCGGGCCGGCTTTGCAGCATGGACGCGTAGAGCGTGGAGACATGCCTCACTTTTTGGCAAGCAAGCCAAAGGCGGGTTACCAAAATGAATACATTATTTTTACTGATGGCTCAGTACGATGGGCAGGCTGTTATTCCGCTTGACCGAGTATGCGCGGACTACATGCATTTGACGGTGGAGAAATTCAAGCGCAAACAACTGGACGGCGAAATTGATATTCCGGTTGTCCGCTTGGGAGCGAACACTCAAAAAGCTGCACTTGGCATACATTTGAAGGATCTAGCGGACTACATTGATCGGCAGCGGGATAAAGCTACGAAAGAACAGAACCAATTAATGGGTAGAGCAGCGTAGTCGAACTGAATACGTCCTAGTGGGCAGGTGGGGCACTAGGACGTTTGATTTACACCTTCTCTGTAGGCAAGCTTTCCAGATTGTCCTTCTCCGTACCATTAGCTACGGTTCGCAAAAAATCTGTCTCGAAATCTACAACTTTTGCGCCTGTTACCCACTTCTCTCCGCGCTGGAAATACGTGTTGACGGGAACGCCTGCTCGAATCAACTGAGTCACGAAACGAATCGGAACCCAAGCCCACTTTCCGCCTTCGCCATGACCAAAGATTGCTACCTCAACGATATTACCGCTGTTTTTGTCGACTCTGATTCTGTGAATGTAAAATTGCATGATGATTCCTTAATTGTTCAATTGTCCCTGCTCGATATATCTGGTGACGAACATTCACATTTTCAATAGTACTAGACTAAAGTAGCAGGCGATTTGCCATCTTTCGTATTTTTTCCTACCAGAACCGCAGCGAACCAAACCACATTCTGGTATCGATCCCCTCTTCCACGCAGGTGCGTGTATCGTCTTAGCGAATTCCAATCCCTATGCCCTGAAACACTCGACACCCTCGGAATGTCCCAGTCCATTTCGAAGAGACGGCTCACGCCTTCATGCCGTAGGTCATGGAAATGCAGATCCTCAATGCTGAGCATCGGACATGCCCGCGTGAATGAGGCAGATACCGATTTCGCGTTGTAAGGGAAGATCTCCCGCTCAACCTTGGGCATGCTCTGCAGAATTGCCCATGCCTCATCTGGTAAATGACACCACACGTCATTACCGATCTTCTGGCCTGGGTTTTTCATGTCACGCACCAGGACAGCCTGCCGCGATTCATCGAGATCATCCCAGCGGATTCGCGTAATTTCTTCCTGCCGGCGCGTCGAGAAAAGCGCAAAGGCGATCACCTTTGGCATATCGATCTGGGCTTTGCGGCGCTCCTGCATTTCAAAGAAGTGCGCCATAAGCTTGTCCAACTCCTCGAGCGTCGGCCGGCGGTTACGCTCTTTGCTCTTGCTCACCATGCCTAGCTTGCGCAACACCTTTCTGGCATCAGACATGGCCAGCGGATCTACGTCATAGCCCCAAGCTGGACGCGCCACAGACAACACCGCGCCCAAGTGCGAGAGATCATTGCCGACCGTCTGCGCCTGAACGCCGCCGCCTTCTTTACTCATCCGCCATTGTGCGAACTCCACCAGCTTCTGACTGCTCAGCGCCGAGTCATCGAGGTCACCCAACCAGGTATCCTTGATCGCGTTGAGTGTTGCGTTCTTTGTCTTACCCAGTGGCCGGATCTTTTCGTACTCTTCCAGGTATTGCTCGATCATCTTTCTGACCGTCACACCCTTGCGGTTTGCTCGCTCAATCGCACCTGGCTCGGCCAGCTCCGTCTCACGCCGCTTGATCCATGCCTGGGCGACCTGCTTGCGGTCGAAG